CACTGGGTAAATATGCAGACTTTATTCAGTCAACCGGATACGGCGAAGGCGCCGGCCTGGCCGGATGGAACTGCCGACACCATTTCAATCCGTTTGTTCCTGGCGTGAGTGAGCCGACATACACCCAGGCGGAACTTGATGCTATGAAGGCCGAGAACCGCCCAAAGGTTGAGTATGAAGGCCGAGAGTACGACAGCTACCAGGCCACACAACAAATGCGCAAGATTGAAACCGCCATGCGGGCCTGCAAGCGCAAAATCATCGGCTATGAGGCGGCAGGCCAGACCGACCAGGAAAACGCATACCGCGCCAGGCTGCTGGCCCTGCGCCAGAAATACAGCGCATTCAGCGAGGCGGCAGGGCTGCGGAAGCAGCAGGAGCGGGCCAATGTCAGGCCGTAGGAGGAAACACCATGGACAATTTTTCTGAAGCACTTGCAAACCTGACGGATGCTATTAGCAAAGTTTTTAGTTGTGCAGCAAAGATGATTGTGGACCTTGCGGAAACAATCGAAGATTTCATTGATGCATACTATGCATCTTTTGACAATCCGCGGCGCAAACGACCGCCTAAATGTATCACAATGGCAAGTCAGCGATTTTTCAAAAAGCAGAGGGTTTATAAATGCCGGAACAACTGTTAAAGCCTATTGACATTAAAAAGATTGAATCTGTTATCGCCAAAGGCGACCGTGTAGAACTAATCCCCGTCAAGGACGGCGTAAAGGTCATGCGGGTGAGACGGGAGGAAGTCAAAAAATAATGAGCGGCTGGTGGGATGATTTTATTGAACAAGAAAATCGCTATAGGCTCGACGATCTAAAAAGAAAAATAGAAGAATTGGAAATAGAAATAAAAGAACTTGAGCGGCAAGATTCAAAAATCCAAGTGAAATATGAAAGCGTAAGCTATAAACCGCTTCCTTTCGGATGCCCAGAAAATTGTAACTAAATATTATTCCCGCCCCTAAGCGTTGGGGCGGAAGAACCAAGCGTGGTTGAACTTCCGAGGGTTTCTCGGAGGTTGAACCACGCTTTTTCTATTTCTACGCCAGGTAGTTCAACGGCAGAACGGCGCGGGCCACCCACGCGCAGATGGCCGGTTCAAGTCCGGCTTCTGGCTTCATATCGCCGACGGGCGTTAAGCGGCACCCGACGGGGTGAATAAAAAACGGAGGTATCAAAAATGCCTGATACAGAAAACAGCACATCCGTTACTACTGCGGCAACGACGCAGGAACCTACGACTGAACGGACCTTCACCCAGGCGGAGGTTGACGCGCTGGTTGGTCGGCGCGTCGCAAAAGCAACGAAGGGCATGCCAGACGAAAGCGAACTGGCCGCTTTTCGGACGTGGAAAGCAAACCAGCAGACCGAGGCGGACAAGCTGAACAGCCTGACCCAGGAGCGGGACACCGCTACTGCGGCGCTGGCGGCGGCAAACGAGGAACTGGAACAGTTCAAGCGTGAGAAGCTGCTGACCGGCATGGGCGTGTCTGCTGACGATGTGGACTACTACGCCTTTAAGATCGGCAAGCTCGTGACCGAAGACAAGACTTTCGAGGACGCGGCAAAGGAATATTTGCAGGACAAGACCGGCGGCAAGGTCCGGGTGGACCTGGGTGCGGCGCTGTCCGGCTCGAAGGTCGCAACGACAACAAACGAATCCATGAATCAGCTCTTGCGAGGGCTGAGACGCTGAGAAAGAAGGTTAAACAATGGCAACTAACATCATTTCGAGAACTGACCTGGGCGGTCTTATTCCTGAGCCCGTAACCAGAGAAATCATTCAGGGTGTGGCTACCGGCTCTGCTGTGCTCCAAATGGGCCGCAAGCTGCCCAACATGACCAGCAAGACCCAGACCATGAACGTGCTGGACATGCTGCCCATGGCCTATTGGGTCGATGGCGACACCGGCGTGAAGCAGACCACCCGCATGGCATGGGATAAGAAGAAGATCTACGCCGAGGAGCTGGCCGTGATCGTGCCCATTCCTGAGGCTGTCCTGGACGATGCCGATTATGACGTCTGGGGCGAGGTCCAGCCCCGCCTGGTAGAGGCTTTCGGCCAGAAAATCGACCAGGCTATCCTGTTCGGCACCGACAAGCCCACCAGCTGGAGAAACAGCATTTATGACACCGCCTCTGCCGCTGGCAGCATTGTGACCGCCACTGGCGACGTGTACACCGACATCATGGGCGTCGGCGGCGTCATCTCCAAGGTCGAGGAATCCGGTTTCATGCCCACCGGTGCTATGTCCGCCGTGAAGATGCGGGCGCTGCTGCGCGGCCTGAAGGACACCACCGGTCAGCCTATCTTCAAAACCGATATGCAGGGTTCCACTCAGTACGCCCTTGACGGCGTGCCCATGACCTTCCCCATGAACGGTGCGTTTGACACCGAGAAGGCCAACCTGATCGTGGGCGACTTCTCCCAGCTGGTGTATTCCATCCGTCAGGATGTGACCTACAAGCTGCTGGACCAGGCGACCATCATCGACCCCTCCACCAAGGAAGTTGTCTACTCCCTGGCACAGCAGGACATGGTTGCCCTCCGTGCTGTCATGCGTCTGGGCTGGGAGATTCCCAACCCCATCAACGCTTTCCAGCCTGACGAGAGCAAGCGCTGCCCCTTTGCTGTCTACGCCCCGGCGGGGGGTTAACTGAGCTGCTGAGTGACGCCGCCCCGGTGGAAGCAGACCTTGACAGCATGACGAAGGCGCAACTGCTGGAGTATGCGGAGGCCAACGGCGTCACCGGGGTCAGCAGCTCCATGAAAAAGGCTGACATTATCGCGGCTATCAAGGAGGCGATGGCATGACCTACGCGGACTATGAGTTTTATCACGACACATTCTACGGCCAGGCCATTGCTGAGACGGATTTTCCGCGGCTTGCTTTGCGGGCGAGTCAATATCTTGACTATTTTACGCAGGGCAAGGCCGCGAAGAATCCCGAAATTGAGGGCTTGAAGATGGCCTGTTGTGCGCTGGCGGAACAGTACCAGATCATTGACGCGGCGAGACGGACAACGACCACGGCGGCACTGTCTGGGGCTGAGAACGCCACCGAGACGCTGAAAAGCGAGAGCGTGGGCAGTTGGTCCCAAAGCTACCAGAGCGGTTCGCAGACGGCTGATGAGGCGCTGGCGCTGCTGAAAAACAGCACGTCCACGCTGGCAACTGTGGCGCGGCAATACCTGTGTACCACTGGCCTTTTGTACCGCGGGAGGTGTCCGAGATGACCTTCCCGCACACAGTGACCATCTACAACGTGGCAACGGAGACCGACCGGCTGACCTTCCAGGACAAGCTGACCAACCACATCACGGTACTGGAGGGCGTCTTTCTGGATGCTACTAAGGCCGTCAATGTGCGGACCAGCGGCCTGGAAGGAGCCGACGCGGTAAATCTGTACATCCCCCGCAATGTCAAGGCCATTGACCCGGAGACAGGCGCAAACAAGTCGTATGTTGGCCCCTGGGCTTTTGAGCACAGCGAGGACAAGGGCAACACCTGGACGCTCAGCATTAACGGCAACGGCGGGCAGACCTTTTTCTGCAAAGGAAAAGTTGTCGAGCCTGATAAGACGTTTGAGCAGATCAGCGCCCTTTACGACGATGTTTACAGCGTCACCAAGGTCGATGACAAGGACTTCGGACGGCTGGCCCATTGGATGGTGGGAGGTGCTTAATGCTTCGCATCAAGATTGACACTTCTGGCCTGGATGGGCTGACACAGCAAATCAAGCAGGCGGCAAGCAAGGCGGAGACCGCTGTGGCGGTCCAGGCCAAAAAGGACACAGAGCTTTATGTGCCCATGCTGACCGGCTCGTTGGCGGGCAGGACGCAGGTAGTTGGCAATCAGATCATCTACCCCGGCCCTTATGCGAGATACCTCTACTACGGCAAAGTCATGGTCAACGCTGCTACGGGAGCGGGACCCATGCACTTCACCGACGGCTACGGCAACGAGGTCATCCGCTGGCCTGCCGGGGCCACGCTTGTGGCGACAAACCGGGAACTGGTTTTCACGCAGGAGGCGCACAGCAAAGCGCAGTCTCATTGGTTCGAGGCATCCAAGGCCGAGAATCTGCAAAAATGGCTCAATGTGGCCCAGAAGGCGGTGACAGAGGATGTCTGACAACAACACGGTTTCCCTGGTTTCTAAGGCCGAGGAAGATAAAATTTCCCGGCTCATGATGGCCTGGATTAACACCGCGCAAAATTTGCCTGTTGTACTCATCAACTACGAGCAGCTAAAGGCAGACACCACCTGCATGGCCCTGAGCACCATCCAAGGCACGGCCATTACAAAGCGGTACATCTGCGGCGGGCACGTTGCTGAGTATCAGTACAAGCTGATTTATCGTATCAAACCAGGAACCAGCAACGACAAGCGGCTGGCGGCAGATGAGACGCTGGACCAGCTGGCCGATTGGAGCATTGCAAACCCGCCTGATCTGGGCGACGGCATCCGCGTTATCAAGGTGGAGGCCACGACCCGTAGCGCCATGTTCGCCATCTACGACAACGGCGACGAGGACCATCAAATCTTAATGAAACTTACTTATGAGGTGATATAAATGGCAGATACGACTTTTAACACCACTGCCGGTCAGACTATTGACCGCGAACTGCTCATTGCTTATCTAAATACCGGCACCAATAGCGCCCCTGTGTGGAGCGCTATCGGCAAGCGTGTCGAGGATTCCAGCGAGGAGCTGGACTGGGGCCAGGAAAGCAAGCAGGACATCATGGGCAACACCTTCACCACCATGAAGAAGCCCACCATTACTCAGACCTTTGACCCCATTCCCCTGGACGCTGCCGACGCTGCGGCGGTCACGCTGTGGAATCTGGCAGTCAAGGAGCACGATGCCCAGGCGCTGGCGAACATGGACATGATGATCGGCCACTTCTACGCCGAGGGCAATTTTGCCGAGCGTTACGAGGGCTGCGCCATTGCCGTTACTTCCATCGGCGGCGAGGGCGGCGGCACCCTGGACATCGCAACCGAAATCACCTACGGCGGCGACCGGACCTTGGGCACTGTGTCCAAGTCCAGCGACGGCAAGGTGACCTTTACCGCTGACGCGGCTTAAGGAGGAATAACACATGGCGGAAATCAGATTTGACACAGGCTTGGTGTCGTATGACATCAACGGGGCCGTGACCGTGGCCTTTAACCCCACCGACTTCAATTTTATCGAGCGCGTCTATGACGTGTTTGACAGCCTGGACAAAAAACAGGATGAATACGACAAGGAAGTCAGCGGCTCCAAGGACGCCCGCAAGACCTTTGACGTCGCCCGTGCAAAGGACAAGGAAATGCGGGAGACCATGGACGGCCTGTTCGGAGTGCCCGTCTCCGAAGCGCTGTTCGGCGGCATGAACGTCTACGCCCGCGCCGGTGGCCTGCCGGTGTGGTGCAACTTCCTGTTTGCGCTGTTTGACCTGATCGTTGACAGCAGCGACGCAGAGAGCAAAAAGACCGACCCGCGGCTGAACAAGTACTTGGCGAAGTACAAAAAGAAATGAACTACGGACTGCCGAAAACTGTGGAAGTTGGCGGCGAGGAACTGGAAATCCGCTCCGACTATCGTGCGATTCTGGACATTCTGGTGGCACTGGCCGACCCGGACCTGGACAACCAGGACCGGGCGGAGGTGCTGCTGACCATATTCTACACGGAGCCAGAGCGGATTCCCCTGGACAGTGTCAATGAGGCGGTGGATCGCTGTCTGTGGTTCATCAACTGTGGGCAAGACGAGGAGAAAAACAAGCGTTCCCCGCGCCTCATGGACTGGGAACAGGATTTCTTCTACATCGCCGGGCCAGTGAGTCGAGTGGTTGGCCAGGATGTGCGCGGACTGGACTACCTGCATTGGTGGTCCTTTATGT